CGTTTTTAGATGTTTCGCATATAATCATAAGCGGATTAAATTACACGCACCATACAAGCGATTTAAACGCATGTTTTATTGATAAACATTCTCAATACATATGGTTCTACGCTGGTATTATCATTTAGGTTGTCTAATTGAGAATGTGCTGCATGGGGTTGCATATGGATTCAATTGTATTAAAACAATGGATTAAAACAAAAGGCTATATACTAAGGTATACCGCCAATGTCTCTAGTATGTTTCAATATATGAAATTTCTTGGGGTGGCTCGTATTCTTCCACCTCGATATAATTCCCTTCTTGTAATTCCTCCGCCGTCAACTCGTCATACTGTAAGTGGTTAGCAGATTGAAAGACTTTGAAATAATCATTGCAATTAACTTCAATTACTGTGTAAGGCGTTATAATTCTATAGCTTGGCTTAGGAACGGCTATATAATTATAACCGCCGTTTTCTTCAATTGCGTGGTAAAAGTCGTATTCATCGGAATATTTAGCGTTGTATTCTGTGTGGCACGGCTCATAGTTGCCGTTGTTTAATATCGTGCGTGGTTGTATATAGAACTTACGGCGGTATTCAGTTTTGTTATATTCATTGTATGAGGTTATCATATTAATAAATTGTGTCATCTGTTTTCCTCCGTATTAACTAAAGAAATATGGTCTACTGTTAACCGCTCGCCGTCAATCATAATACATAACCCTTTATAGAATTTATCAGCGAACATATAACATTGATGTGTAGGCGTATAAATTGGCTCATTCTCATATATTAAAAACTCGCCTTGATTATCTTGTAAATACACCCTATATAACTCTTGCTTAACGTAGAAATACCGTAAAACACGATTATTTTTATCTAAGAGTACATAAAATTCTTTATCCTCGCTATCACATGGATAATACGTTATAGCGTTACTAACAAATTTTAAACGGCTGTTTTCTCTTAATCTGCAATATTTGTCTTTTGTGATTTGTTTAAATTCTTTCCATTTTAAACCATAGTACACTTTGATATTATTCTCTTGCGTTTTCATGTGTTCCCCTATTTGATGTACCACGGTTAAACATCAACGGTCTAACCGTGGTATAAAATTATAGTGTATCCTTTTGTTTACTCCGTTGAATAAACACAACGATGAGCGATAAAATAACTAATGACATATACTATCTAAACCCCCTTACACAATCAAGATAATATAGTATATCTAAAATCCTATTAAGTTTAATAATAAATGAATCTATGTCGTTTAGTTCGTATATATTGCCTTTAAACATTATACAATATTTCTCACCGCTAACAAACATGTGTATATCATAATCATGATATAATAGCGTATGCATTTTGTCGTACAT